CTGGATAGACATATTTTTGGATAGTAAATTGTAACGGGCGTTGCCCCCACTCCTCAATTGCCATGGTGGCACCAAGTGTACGCGGTGCCTCCTGTGTTGAGCCCTGTTGCATGGCAAACGCTTGCCCAGCATACTCCATGTTATAAGCATTGTCCTGAAACATCTTGCCCAAAACCGATATGGTGGGTGCTACATTGGGGATAACTTCCTTGGGATACTCAAACCCAGGGCGCACCAGCCCGACATAGCCAGGAGTAGAACCCTCACTTAAAAACTGTTGTAAATCTATCGAACCATCCTGTGCCCATGTCCTGGGGTTGCTCGATACTGCCGCAGCATAAGTAATTAGCGAATGGTGTTTGTTCATCTCTAATTGTAGGTCTTTGAGAAAATGAATATCACCCATGCTATATGGTGTACCTGTATGTACATAATTAAAGGGCACAATGGGGTAGTCTGATATGGGCATTTGATCAACAAAAAGCGGACTCGTTTGGTATAGCGTTCAATAATGCGTACTTTGTCCTCGGATTTATAGTCTCTATCGCCTGGGCGCTCCTGCCCGCCACGAGCCATGCGTGAGGTGGCGGCACCCGTGCTTTCGTCAGTATTTACACCAACTTGTTTCTTAATAATTCTCTCGTACTCAGGATACATGCGAACAGCACGCTCTTTGGTCATCACTGCCGAAACAATGATATTATCTGCATCAGACCAATCGCGCTTGCGACTATTGGGATCGCACAATACCTCATGGGGATTATAGATATTCTCTATTTTGATTTCTCCCAGCCCGTCATCTGCCAGTTTATCTACATAGACACGCATACAACCGCGCCCGATAATGAAAAAACGCTCTAGGGCATCAGCATATTCAGTATCGCCCAGCGATATATTCCAAATCCAATAAAGCAGGGCACGGTTAATCTGGGCAAGCTGTTCATCACCACGCCCCTGCGGCACCACCCGCCAGCCAGGGCGATTAGCCGTGGCTATGGCAAGTTTATGTCTGATAATGGGCGTAATTCGAGGCACACAGACGGGTATCTGACCACGTGCCAAAATCTGCGTTTCCTGAGTGTCAGTCCAGTGTTTGTTGAGATAAACGTCAATATTTTCCCACGCATGAGCTATCCACTCAATGGCTTCCGAGCGATACTCCTCGTGTAGTTGCGCACTTCGCTGTGCCTCTTCATCAGACATATCTATAATTGCCATGGCTCCTCACACACTTTTTTCATTTTTCTCTTGACAAACGACCTAAAATGTATTATTATTAAAAACACAGGGGTCTTGGCTTTTGCCAAGGCTTATCGTGGAGGAGTTCTTGGTACTTTGGCGGGGCCGAGAACTCCTCTTTTTATTTTCCGTTAGTGGGTTATTAGCCCACTAATACAAAATATTATGTAAGCGTCCACATGCGTTCTTTGGTGCGTTCTTCGGGCCAACGCTTGACGCGCTCAGGTTCAAATATGCTTATGTCTGGTTTGGGCTTGGGCTGTCTGGCTGGCTGCGCCACTCGCACTAATTTCTGAAAGGCATCTGGCACATCATCATGTCGAGCTTTCGGAAACTGAATGAATTCCTCCATAAAACTCGTCATTTCGGGACGAACATAAATGGTTTTGGCCCTAAAACGAGGCTGCAAACTGCGTATGCGCGCTTCCTTGTTCTGCGTTTCATGCGTTTCCAAAATCGTGAGCCACTGATTGCGCTTGGCCATTTCCCTTCTCAGCTCATTAAACAACAATGTTTGAAACGCATTAGTTTCTACCGAAAAAACAGGCCTGTTATACACAGAATTTATTTGGAAGAAAAAATTTATAACTTCGTCTGGCTGATAACGCCCGCGCCGATACTCCAAAACACGGATGTTATTTTCTGGATCACACCCGCCCACAGCAAACACAGTATTGTCACCACCGGCACTGCGCCCAAAACCACCCAAATCAACACCCACATAAGTGCCGACAGGATGGCGCTTGCCATCAGCTATCTGCACAAATCCCTGCCCTTCCTCGCTTTGATACTCATAATTTTCTACCTGAAAATCTTCGCGCTTAAACACCTCATCCTCTGGCGACATTACCTTGCCACGATACTCCATGTACCAGCCCGTAAGATCACCCTGGTTTTCAAAGTTGCGTTTGATTTTCTTGAGTACTCTGATGGGAAATTTTTCGGGCCACAACGGTACACTTTCATTGTCGCCGTCTTTATAGCAATCGAAATAAAGTGATTTCCAGTTGTCGTCTTTCATCAGGCGCAAGCCGAGACAATCATGGTGAGTGGGGGTAAAAATATAAACCAACTCGCCCCTGATTAAGTCCAGTGCAGGTATCACAGCACGCATGAACCAATGCCGAGTTTTAATAATCTGCTCTGGAGTATTAGTATTGAGTTCGCTTTCAAGATCGTCAATGATGGTCAAGTCTGGACGAGTATGGAAAGAAATAAAGCTGCGGATTTTCTGGCCTGCACCACGCGCCCGAATACGAATGCCCGTATTGGTTATCAGCTCATTGGTGCGCCAGCGTCCAAGCTCGTCCTTGCCAAACTTGACACCCACGCGCCCGAAATACTTAATAATTTTGGGATTATCTTCAAGCTCCCTACGGGCACGCTCCAAAATCAATTGCGCCTGATCAAAAGATTCACAGATAAGAACAATGAACTCTTTACGCTTGAAAAGCACATTATAGAGCATATAAACCAGTGAAACAAGCGTGGTTTTGGAGTGCTCTCGTGGTGCCTGGATTACCTTTAAACGGTCATACTTTGTCCATTTGGGATTATCACGCAAGAGCAACGAGTAGATTTCCTTGTGGAAATCAGGCACCCCATAAGCAGGCTGTATGTGTTCTCCAAACACATCCTGACTGAACTTAACTATGTCCAGATACCAAATTTCTTTTTGCTGTTCTATAGTCATAAAAATCAGATATATCTCATAAGAGGTTTAAAAAAACAAGCAAAATTACTCATTGTATTGAGTAAAAATACTCAACATGTTGAGTTATTTATGCTTGGGACATTTCTGCCCTCTACGCCTGCGCTTGCCCACACCGTACTTGCGCTGTTGATACGAGCCCCTGCGTGGGCCAGTACCATCACGCACACCGCGCCTTACTCTGCCCATTACTTTTTGCCTCGCTTTTTCTTGCGCCTGTGAGGTTTTTGGCCTGTCGAGGCTATGCACACGGCATAGGGATTAACTTTCTTGGCTCCCTTCTTCCGCTGCTGTGCTTTCACTTTCCGTATGCACCTCATCAATTTCTTCGGCATCATCGCTCTCCTTGCGCAACTGCTCCTGCTTCTTGGCCTCCAACTCGGCCTTTTTCTCCTCACTCAAGGGCGGGGGAGTATCGGGCAACTCATGTTTCTTAAACCCCTTGAGATCACCCAAAAACTTGAGCAGATCACGCGCTGTCTTATAATCGCCCTCTTTTTTTGCCCGCTCGTAAATATCCTTGCCCTCAGTAGTTAGCCACTGAGCCGTGATTTCATCCTGGGCTTCTTTTTCTTTCTTGAAATATTCCACCTCTCTCCTCACATGCGGACGCTGTAGTAAGGCAAGAGCAAATTCACGAGCCTTTTCTTTGTGCTTTAAATTCAACCAAGAACCAAACCAAACAGTCTTCCACGCATCTTCAGGCGCGGCACCATAGCCTACCTCCCAGGCGAACATGCGCTCCTGAACCGAGCACTTGCTTTTCTCTACATCTGGACTCCACTGCTTTTTGCCCGAAAAGGTATAGCGATTTTCTCGATATTTAGTGTCGCACACATTTGAGGACATCGAGAAAGTGCCGATGCAAGTTCGTATCCAATCCTGCCCACACTTGCTCGGCCCCCGCTTGAGGCACTGGAGCACAAAGTTATCCGTGGTGAGCAACCAGTCGCCCTCTTGGGCGTCCTTCCAGTTCTCTTTGTATCGGATGCCCTGCTCGTTGGCCTCATAGACGGTATAGATGGGGTGTCGCCAAGTGTCCTCATTCTCAAACCCGTATCCTGAATCCTGTATGACAATGCGCACAAATCCTGCTCATTTATCAATAAGTGAGGAGATTTTGCAACAGAGGCCGAGTCCGTGGGTTCTCCCCCAAAATTACGCTGGCGCGGAGCATCGGGAGACGGCCTCGTTATCTGCCCATTATAAACACAAACCAGAAAATCAGACCTGTAGCTGTGATAATCACCAGCCATTCAAGAAGTTTTTCGTACATATTCCTTTAACCAGCAGTCGCAACACAACTGCATCATGTCGGTCTCAATAAGTTCAATATTGCATTGGGCACAGAAATCATACAGCTCTCTGTTCTCTAACGGTTGCAACCAATCCAATATAATTTCCTCTGGCGTACTCATAAGATTTATCTTAAATATATTTACCCCTCTACTATTAAATATAACACATTTTTTCGCAAAAGTCAAGTGTCCATTTCAGTGGCTAGAACCACAATGAGTTATGAGAACAAAAAATATACATTTTTTTCTTGACTTTTGCAAATAAATGATGTATATTAGAAACATGAAATACAAACCCCACGTTCTACTGCCTAAAATCTGCCCCAAATGCCAGAGCACAAACGTGCGCTGGACAGCACCAGCCATACCACACCCACAGTCATATGATGTCCACAAATTTTATCTTAAGCTACCACCTGTCTATTATATGTGCATGGATTGTAACTTCACATGGCTGGGAGTAAAAGCAAAATGAATAAAATCATCTGCATACTCGGCATGCACCGTTCCGGAACCTCGCTGGCAGCACAAATACTGGCCGCCAACGGCGTATCATTTGGCAACAACATTCTGGGCAAACGAATATCTAATCCCGAAGGACACTACGAGGACAGGTTTATATTAAATACAAACAAACGAATCCTCAGAGATTTTAACAGTAGTTGGGACAGGCCCAACCTGGATATTCATCCACCACTATGGCCTTTCTTTTGCGCTCTGCGTCCCGATGGTTATTATTGGTCTGATTTATACTTTAAAATTAAAGAAAATATTCCCCTTGAATATTTTACTCATCGTCCATTTGCTTTTAAAGACCCACGATGTTGCATTACCCTTCCGTTTTGGAAGGAAGTATTTAACAAGATGACCTATCTGGTTGTGCTACGCCACCAAGATGCCGTGGCACAGTCGCTTCTTCGACGCCAACAGCAGTGGCTTTCGCCCTCACGGGTATTCTGGCGGGCAGGGCGGTACCTGTACGGCAAAGCCACGGGCACCTATGAACCCATCAGGCCGATGACCAGAGAAAAGGCACTGTGGCTATGGAAATACTATAACGACAGGATTGTGGAATATACCAAGGACGAGGAAACGGTGGTGGTAACCCATGAACAGCTTTTGCGCGATCCACACAAGACCATCCATTTCACCCTGTTTAAACTCGGTATTTGTGGCATATTAAATTGGAAAGGCTTAGTGAAAGAGTCTCTTGTCCACAGCGAAAAGCATGTTGAATCACCAGAAGAAATGGAGTATTACCATAAACTCACTGGACGATAAGCTCACCTATGCCCTGCTTGCCTTCTGCATCTTGGGCATTGCCATTAGCGCACCCACAGCCCTGCCCATCAACATCGGCTCTGGTTCTGTACCCTTCTCGCCAGGCACGCCCGCTATGATTATTCCTGTGTGGTTATTGGGCACTATCGTATGGCTGACATACGAAAAAATACCCTGGTATTGGGTGGGTGTGGGCGTGGTGGCACTATGCCTGATTGTGTTTCTGTTCGGCCAACGCATACTGTCCTATGCCTGTACCATAAAATAAAAACCACTGGAGGGTAAAAATGAGTAAATGGTGGATATTTAAGGAAAAATGCACTGATATACTGCTCTGGCTGACCGTGATCGGCTTTTGCGCGGCCTGCTGGGTATTTGTTATCAAGTTTTTAATGAGGATATTCTAATGTATCGCGGCTCACAGTTTTTCGATAAATTTCGCCTGCATTTTACCCAAAAACGCATAGAACAACTCTTAAATACGTATTTCCCTGATTTTAAAACAAAACATCCGTTTTCGCTATTTAATATAAATAAACTCCGATTATGTGAAATCGGGCCCGACAAAAAAGGCGAATTGGTTGAGTATTTTGCTTCACAAAACCACGATGTGTCTTGGCTTACCGAAAACATGCCCTGGCATCTCACATATACGCAAGACGAATTATGGGAAAAAATTGGGCATATAAAGATTTTTCAAAGCCAATATCATTTTACTTACGCCATTCATGTTATTGAACACTTTGATGCTGAGCTTACCTCACAATATTTTAAAACTATCCACCACATTCTCAAACCCGACGGCATTTTCTACGCCATCACCCCCAACATTAACTCGCTGCCCGCCAAAATCTTCGGCAAACACTGGTGGTTTCGGCTCGATTCCACCCACAAACAATACTTTTACCCAGCCAAAATCGCAAAAATGCTCCATGAGGCGGGATTTGAGCACATCAAGGTCAAATTTCCACTGATGGACTCGATTTCCAGCGACATCACCTCGATTTTAGGGTGCTTACCCCATAAAAAACCCATATTGAGCTACTTTTTGGTCAAAATCACCTGCATTTGCGCCATTCCGCTGGTAATTTTAGCCAGATTGCTGTTTCCATCACTCAGACCCACCATGGAAGTGGTTGCCCAAAAAGAGAGGTTTCCCTATGCCGACGAAAATTTCATTTAGCTGGTGGCGAAAACTCAGAGAACACAACGATGCCTGGCTACTTATCATCAATTCTCTCTTCATCTGGCTTACCATTGTACTGATTATACTGTTTTTAATAGTCAACTGGCAACTGAGACACGAGATGAAAAGACTCGATGACACCATTGCCGCCCTGAACACCAACACCCAACTGACCATTCTTATGGCCAACAAACTGCTGATTACCCCAGCAGACGAATTTATCCCCGAAATCTACATGGAACTGGATTCAGCTACTATTAAAAAGGACTAAAGCCATGAGCCTATTTAAACGAGAATTTCCACGCCTGTGGCAACACCTTCCACCAGAAGAACAAGAAACCATTGAAATGATTGAAAAAAACACACAAAACGAACTGCTTACCAGCATCAGAGAAATCGCCCGACTGGACACCTGCATCTGGAAAATGGGCGTCTGCTTCGACACAGACCAACCACGCAAAACCTTCACCCTATACCCAGGACTAAAAGAAGTGTGGCACTGGTGGTGGGATTTCTTCAAAAACGCCTACTGGAAGATAAGAAAATGACTAAAAAAGATTGGAAAAAGGCCGTTGAAGAACACAGGTACGGCAGATTTACCATAAGTCGCAGATTTATAGATAACACACCCCACATTGTGGCTAAAATCATGTCGCAACTTATCATACTGCGTGGTGAGTGCATATACGCAACCGATGAAATAAAATATACCGCCGTTTCTCCACGCTTTGACGCCGTTGACCCAGGAAACATGATTTGGGATAAAATATATCGCCATTTCTCCACATTTCGACGCCGTTGACCCAGGAAACATGATTCCAGAATACATTATCACCACCAATACCACCAACCCCAAGAAAATAACCTTTTCCTTTCGGCAGACCCGCCCCCGACTATTAAAACCGCAGTTAAACAAGCATAACATGGGAGATT